TCAACACCAATCTTACGACCAAGTGCTTCGAGCTCGTCTTTAGTTTTCTTTTCAAGATACTTAAAGTCTTCTTTATCGATGACTCCATCTTTATTTGTATCAAGAACAGGAAACAACTTTGCTCCTACACATTTTAACCAATCAATTATCTTTTGCATAATTTCTCCTAGTTTATTTTGTATTAATTTTTGAGATCCAACTTTTTATAGTTGACTCAATCCAACTTGCCCAAATGGGTTGTGGAAAGTTCCAGCCGATAAAAGCACCGACTGCGATCCAGAAAAGTATATCTAACATTATCTTTTGCTCCTTTTAGTTTTAGTTGTTTTATCATCCTCAGCTTTTATCTTAGCAATAATATATTCTTTTACTAAGTCACTTCGAACAATATCGTTTACAGTAAACTCGACACGAGCATAACTCTTCATATGTCGCACTATCTCCATAAAATTAAAGAGTCCCTCTTTTTCAGTTCCCCTTTTTAAATCAGTCTGTCGATAGTCTCCACAAAATACAATACGAGAATGGTCACCCACTCTAGTTATAATTGTATCAAGTTCTTCCCAGTTTAAATTTTGACACTCATCCACAATTACTACTGTGTCATCAAATGTCAAACCCCTGACGAAACTTGTTGAAGCAAAATCTAAATTCTTTTGCTGCATCATCCTTTCGTATGGTTCAGGATATACCAGACTATCTGCTTTCCTTTGAAACAATGCTGAACATATTTGTTTATATGGCAACTGATATTGTTCCAACTTTTCTTCCAGATCTCCTGGCAAATGACCAATCTCTCTACTTTGTACAGCAGATCGAATAATCAAAACTTTTTCAAACTCTTTATTCAGTACAGATTGTAATGCTTTATATAAAGCAATATATGTTTTACCTGTACCAGCTACACCATGAGCCATGATGATTTGTTTATTATCATCTTTATAAAAGTCAAAGAATTTTTGCTGACTCTCATTTAGAGGTTCAACATTTTTTAAGTCTGTTATCTTTAACTTTGCTTTAGCAGATGTAGGAACATCTTTGCTTTTGCTTACTCTTGGCATTTTAAAAAACTTCTGTATTTATCTTGCTTCCTGGATTTTTAGTTTTTACTCTTTCAAGTACATCTCTAAATCCAGTGGCTTTCTTTCTTTCATTACTACCAGAAACTCTGGCAGCATCTACAATTTTTGGTGTAGATAACATACTTTTCCATTCAGGATTATCTTTTAACCACTTTAGTTTTTCATCATAACTACAGAAAAGTTCTTTTATTTCTTCAGTTTTTTTATTTTGTACATTATATAATGGCATCTTACTATTTATAACTCCTCTAAAGGTGGAATATTCTTCTTTTTATTAGGCACTACTCGGCTTCTATACTTTGGTGTTCTCAACTGTTTTGCTACTGGATCTTTTTTAGAGCGAATATTCGTAGTTGACTTTTGCATGTTTTTCTTCATCTGCTCTTACCTTTACGATTACATCCGATAACTTTGCGTTCTTTTTTAAATTATAATATTCTATTGCTATCTCTGGTGCATCAATATCTTCAGTTTGCCCACTCTTTATCATATGTAAATATTGTGTATATGAAACCACTGCTTCCTCTTCAAAATAATGTATCATACGATGAGCAGTCTTAGGAAAAAATATATATAAAAAAGTATAAAACAAAATAAAAATTAATTGAGCAAATAAAACTATCCATCTTTCTAACCAAGTTGGCTTTGCTATGTCAATAAAAATCATTAAATGCATTCTTTCATTTTCAGCTTCTTCCATCATCTCACGAATCTTTGGACCCCATCCTGTCTTCATCTTTCTTAATGACTTAGCATGAAGCCAAACACCAGCTACCATTCCTGGAACACCAGCGACTGTTTCTAATACTACTGCTCTATGCCCATACCTTTTTGCAAAGAAAGTATCGGCTATAAACCGAAAGAACTTCGTCATACTTCTTGCAAATAAATCTGATATCTTTTTTTTCATAAGTCATTCGTTCATAAATTCTGTTATCATAGGGAAGACTGGTTCTATTGCTTCACCACATTCCCTCGCTATATCCATATGTTCTTTTTGTGTACCATTAGCAGTACGCAAATCAATATAGTGCATCCAAGATCTTAATGTCCCATTCATATATATAGTGGATTCAGTCATGCCCTCTGGCAATATTGCTCTTGCTTGTTCCTTAGCAATATTTTTTTCTAGTGCTTTCTCATATAATTCTTTTACACCTTTGAGTAATTTCATCTGTTCCATATTAAACCACTCAACCACATCATGCTGATGCTCAGGTCCAAACTCATAAGAGTTTTGTCTATTGTCTAAATCTTGTTCTCTAGCTTTACGAGTTGAGAATACACCTGCCTTTGCATATCTTTGACTAAACTCCTGGAAAGAAAAACTTCTATGTCTTAATATTTGTCTAGCGATATCTCTTGTAGTTTTTATTTCTATACATACTGATACCATTTCAAATGGTGACCAGTGTTTATGCTTCATCAGATATCTGAGTAATTTTTCAGAAGAGCCTGAATTCGCTTGGTTCGTTGGATTAGATACTCTTGCACAGAATGCAACTTCCTGTAATAAGTCTCCATGTTCACCTTTACTATAATTTATTAATTTAGCTGGCATAATTACCATTTGTTCCATGTACGATATCGTACCAGTCAGGAACATCCCTCTTAGTCCATTTAGCAAATCCTGCTTTATACTTTAAATAGTATTGACGATATGCTTGTATGCTGTCATTATGCTTTACATCTTCTGGCATAGCTTGTCTAAATGGTGTAAGTCCTATTCCCTTAGGAATATTTTTTGGGCATTCATATAATGCTTCTCTAAGTAATCTATCAGTCTTATGAGTTTTACCATAACGATGTGTATATTCATCGCATAGTCCTACGAATAGATTATATGCCCAAGTATAATTAGCATCAGATTCCCTCACCCATATAGCACAAGGATGGTTCATCATTGTAGCACGATATAAAGTGCCCTCCATATTACTATCAGGCAGTTCCCAATACTTTGTTTTAGTTTTACCTGTACTTGATTCTCTTAGATCTTGTTTACCATCTAAGAATCTATGAGCAGTAGATAAAAGCTGAGCAGTTTCTAATATCATTTTGACTACATGCTTATCACAATGTTGTTTTGCTGCAAGTGTAGGATGCATATGTAATACAAATATGTTCATGTATTATCACCCTCTGTATATTTTAACATGCCTTGCTTATCAAAAGTTTTATGATGTGCTTTGGAATCTTTTACTATCTCACCAAGTCTATAAGTTTTTATCTTTTTATCTTGTAGTGTGAAAATAGAACAAGCAACAATAGCCATAGCCAATGGTGCGAGTATTAATATATAACCTTGCATTTCTTCTACACCCATACAATCACTTTCTTCTTTTCTTTTCTCTTTTCTCTAATCGTATCTTAATATCTGCCCATACAATTCCCATGCATATTAACATTGCCAATCCTACGATAGTGAAATTTAATATATCTTCAATCATTAGTAAATTTTAAATTAAAAAAACTTAAAAGTAAAGTTATGAAATGGCTTTGAAACCAAGTGCTTTAATCTCAGGATCTACTTTAGTCATCACATTAAGTAAATCCTGCTTTTCAGCTTTAAATACTTCCCAAAATTTTGGATCGTGTTCTTTAATGCTGAACGAGTTATGTAGTAAATCAAAGACTTTAATAGTCTGGACTTCTTTACTTTCTTTAGCAAGTCTATCTCTTTCAATAGCTTTCCTGTGTGCTCTATTACCATCTTCTAGTTTGGCTGTATCAGTTAATCCTTTGACTAATCTTGCAACCTCATCACCAAAAAAGTATTCTATTTCTTCGTGTGTTGCTTCAGTATCTTCTACTGTATCGTGTAAAAGTGCAGCAGCAAACATATCCTCAGTAGTATCTTTATAATGGTCTTTCAATAAATTTGCCACAGCCATTGGATGTGTGATATAATCCTCTTCTGTGTATTTTCTTTTCTGACCTTTATGTGCATTGGTTGCATAAGTTGCAGCAGAATTAATTCTATCTGAGTATATTCCTTTATGAAGCAATTGACACCTCTCTGTTTGTCATATGTAAGTCAGCAATGACTTTTTGTAATAGAGTAAGAGTATCAATTACATTTTTATGTACAACTCCTACTCCTCCATTTTGATTAAAGTATTGAACACAAGTAAGTTGGTCATCAATTAAGATGTCATACTTAGAACCATAAGTTCCTTTTTCTGTTCTACCTTTAACAAAATTTGTTTTCAAATCACTCATACCATTATTAATCAACCATTTTCTTTTCTGTTTTACAGACTCAGAATATTGGTCATCACTTAATGTATGAACACTTGATAAGATTTGGATTTCATATCCGTGCTTATCAGCTATCTGTCTTACAGATGATACCAACTCATCCATGTTTACTGTTCTAGGAAGATTTTCAAAGATTTTATTATTCATAACTTCATCTCTAAACTCTTCATATATAAAAGAGTGTCTTCCATTTCTGAAATAGTAATCATCGAAGTTGGCTAAAACACCATCCATATCCAGATATATTATTTTATTTTTCTTATTCATACAGTAATTCTACTATATTTTACAGCAAAAGTAAAGCATTATTTCACTTTTTTTTAAAATAATTAGTTAATAAAATCAATCACTTAGGAAGTCTTTTAAATTTGGGGGTGAAAAGTTCTTAGATTTAAGGACTTTTCCTGTCTCAGGATCCTTTTTTGTGGGGAATTTAGAGTAGTTCGAACGACCTACCTCTGCGAATGCCTTCTCAACATCCATACCTTTTGAGTGGGCATAACCAGCAGCAACCCATATTAAGTCGCATACTGCATCTAGTTGTTCTACCTCATCGCCTTTTTGATATGCTTCTTTAAATTCTTCATACTCTTCTGTAATTAGATTAGCATATAATTGTGCTTGTGGTCTAACACCATGGGAAATATCTGCAGGACATTTTTGACCTGCTATTTCCATCCATTCTTTAACCATTTTAAATGGTTGTTTATTTAAAAATAATTTACTTATCCCATCCATCAAATAACTCCTTTGGCATGCCACTTTCTTCCCATGGCTCTAGTTTTCTTTTTGGTACTCTTTTCCTTTGACCATTCTCTAACACTTCGTCAGTGTATAAGTCTTGTCCAGGAACAGCATGTGTAGTCATAGTAGAAGATGTCTCGCTATCATACATTTGAGCCAAACGATCGTATGCCTGTTTTAAATTGGCAAGTTCTGTTTCTAACTCTTTAATCCTTTTCTTATCAGAAGGATTTTCAAACATTTCTAATTGTTCTTCAGACATTTACTTCTATGACTTGCGACATACACTTACCACCAAAACCAAAACTATTATTCAACATAGTTCTTTTCTTTTGCTCTTCAGGATAAATATCGTTTTCCCTCAGTAAAGTTCCGTGTATATCTATTTTAGATTCTTTTAAATTTTGAATATGTGGTACTACACCATTCCTCATGCTTTCAATAGCATAGCAACCCTCAAGAATACCAGATGCTGCAAGTGTGTGACCAATTTTACTTTTTGGTGCCCACATTTTAGTTCCTGGCATTATTTCAGAAACAGCTTCGTATTCAATAGGATCTCCTGCTATTGTACTTGTACCATGCGTACATACATAATCAACATTATCTACACCAGCATGTTTCATAGCATCTTGCATTGAAGTACGAGTACCAGTTCCTTCTGGGTTTACCATATCAACAGCATCAGATGCCATACCTGCTTTGTGTAATTTAGCATAAGATGTAGAGCCAAACTCTTTCATCTTTTCTTCTGATTGTAATATCATACAAGCACCACCATCTCCCATTAAGAATCCTTGTCTCCTATCGTCAAATGGCATTGACCAGTTTGCTAATGCACCTAGACAAGCGAAGTATTTAATTCCCATAGGGAAGTTAGCACAATCACCTGCTGTACAAATTACATAATCATATTCATCTACGAGTCGCATAGCATAATCAATATTGACCATTCCTGTAGCACAGGATGCGAAAGTTGCTGTAGATAAACCTTTAAATCCATAGTAAGAAGTAATATGCATACAACCCATATCAGGGATTCTATTTACTGCTCTACGAGCATTACCTCTTTTCATGTACTTAATATATTCAAAGTACACATCAATTCCTTCAGTATCGTTTGAAACAGTACTGGCAAGACAAGCAACATTTGGTTTGCGTTCTATACCTGCCATTTGCATAGCCTGTTCTGTTGTATTGCTCATCATCTTTTGAGCATTCGTCATACTTCTCCACATCTTTTTATCAAAGCCATCAGGCATGATAATTCTTTCTTCATCATGCATCGCTCCTCGATGTATTACTAAGTGGAAAATTTCTTCTACTTGTTTTGCCATGCCAGGGATCTCACGACTGTAATCGTTTCCATCTAGCATTTTGTCGAAACACTCGTTAGGACTTATTCCTAAGGCATCCGACATTCCATAACCAACCACATGCACAGGTTTCATAAATATACTCCATAATTTGTATCCAGCATTAGTGCTGGAGGTTCTTCGTATTCGTCTTCTTGCTCTGGTTCTACCCAGAGAGTTTCACAATAAAATTCATATCCCTTTAGTTCTAGATTATCCCCAAATATTGGGTCGTCTCTAAATCTATTCTTCTCCATTAATTGGTCAACAATAATTACTTTATTTTCAAATAAGTATTGTTGGCAATGGTTTATACTTGGAAACTTCATCATAAAATCAGTCTTCGCTGTATTATCTACACCCTCGTACCATAATATTGCAGTCAAAATTATAAATGTTTTCACTTAGGATATTTCTTTCTATACTCATCTTCTATGTTAATTAAACTTTGCATTACATTACCGAAAACCAATTTAAATCTACTTCCAGGTTTTTCTATAAACTCGTCATAGTCCAATCCTTGGTCAGCAAGCATCTTACCTTTTTCTTGCCCTCGTTCTAGTAATCTATTTGATAGATAAACATCTTCTGCTTCTTTCCATGACATGCCTTTAGCATTATGTCCTAGATGTTTTTCTAATTTATCTTTTAGTTGCTCCCCATCAAATACAGTCTCTGGTACATTTTCATTAGTCTCTTTATTATATAGGCACGAAAATAAACCCTCATGTAATCTCGAACCATATTTAACAGTTCTATTATCAGTTTCCATATCAGCATAACCAAATCGTTCTAAAGTTTTTGCTAATTTATCCCAGCCTTCGAACTCACCTTTTCTATTCATAAATTCTATAGATATAGCGATACGAGGTTTATCAGAATTATGCCAAACTGAATGTGGCTGACCAACATTAATTAATCCAGGATATGACATTTGAATACTTAATTCTTCTTTCAAGTTTCCTTGATATCCTGGCAATATTCTTTCTCTTGGTATTATATATGTTAAATCTTTTTCAGGATCCCCTGATACATTACACATATCAGAAGTCCAACTCTCTGCTTCTGATGCATCCCAATAAGTCATAATAGATGACTCTTCTTCATTAGGTCTCCATGGTTCATATATTCCAGGACTAACCTCTTCGAATGCCCAAGTCACTCTTCCCCAGTTTGGACGAACAGGACTATCAACATGTGGACTCATTCTATAATTAGGGTGGGCACGAAATATACTACAACCATATGGCATTAGCATCATATCCCTCCATTGCTTCATCATTTCAATACGAAACCAGCTATTCCTTACACATATATTACCTCGTGCTGGATTGGCTCTCAGTGGCTCTAATATGCTATATAAATCCTCGTTAGTAATAGGTCTTTCAAGTGTGTCCTTTAATGACATGTAATATGGTTCATGCTTCATGATCTACTCCAAGTAAATTCTCCATCAGGTTTTACTTCTGCCGAGATGGGTGATGGGTTATCCTCTTTTATAAAATGGTGTCCCATTCTTTTTTCTATTGCTGTCCACTCATGTATTCTTGACCCAGTTCTTTTATCTCTAAAGTCAATTGATATAGTATAAGTTTCTTTCTCACCATCATATATCATACTGTGAGCACAGTCAGGTCCAGCTACACATACGATGGATGCTTCACCCATCTGTGTATCAAAATGTTTTTTAACTTTTGGTCGAGTTTCGTCATCAAATTCTATCAAGTTAATATCGGTGTAAGGCATCTTTGGATGCTTTACTTTATTTCTTCTTTCCATTACACATTCTTTTGGATCCCAGAATGCCATACTCTTGTCAGCATTGTTTTCTAAATTTACAGGAAAGTTTAATCGCCAATAATATTCATGGCTGTAATCTATATAATCTATGTGGGGTCTTAGGGAATATCCTGGAGGAGAAACAAAAATAGTTCCTACGAGTGCTGGAGCCATCATGTTTCTGTCTAGCCATTTTATAAACTCTGGACTGAACTTTGTATTCTTAATCCATAAGTTTGCTACGAATCCATATGCAGCATATGAGTATGAAGATTTATCCGTGTACCAAAGGTCAGGGATTAATTCTTCTTTCCTCTGTGCCCAGTCTCCACTTTCTTTATCGTATCTTGCTATTTGAGTTGCTAACTCTTGTGGTGTCAATGGGAATGGCACATCTTTTAGTGCTACATGATATGGTGGTCTAAACATTATTTTTTCTTTGTAGTCTTAGGTTTCTTTTTTTGGAATCCATGTTTTTTTCTCACATACTCTTTTGTATCTTGCCAAATGTGTTCTAAGTAAAATTCTTCATCAGCGAAGAAATTATGAAACTTAACCATAACTGCTCCTGTCCAATTATAAAATCTCTTAAAGATTTTACCTTGGATTCTTTTTAGGGCACTTCCTCGTGGCATTACCCAACCTAATATGAAAGCTATTGATGAAAATGTTAGTGTTATGATATATTCTATTAAATAAGTTTCGACATTATAGTCCATTATGTTTCCTTTCAATTTACAAGTGGTGGTTTTTGATAAAGCAGGAACCACCAAACTGCTCGTCATAATCCTTCTGATAGGAGAGTTAAATTTCAGGATAGAAACAACTCACTGAATTAAGCTACTTTCCTTGCTCTCTTTTAGTGTAGCATTCAGTATGACGAAACTCTATATTCTACTTCTATTTATATTCACTGCACCAATCTTTTCCAGGAATATAATAAAATATTGTGTAGGATCGTTTAATCCTTTTCCGAAACTAGGATCTTTTGGATTGCTATGATGATACTCATGAGATCCTTCACCCCAGTTTATGAAACTTAAATACCATGGGACATTACGAATATGTTGCTTTCCTCTTTTATCACTATGTTGCCAAGCATTAGTAATCCCCATTGACCATTGTCCTAAACCTGCACCAGCAAATGCTGCCCATGCAAAATTAATTCCCCACTCTTGAATGTATAAGTATGGACCATCGTACCAATAAAAATGCGTTAAGTAATACCACAACTCTGGTAGCATAACTCCTAGTCCATTGGTATATGTTTCTACAATAATTCCCCATAACAACATTAATAAGTAAGCACCGAATATAGTAATACACATTGATTTAAAACTATTATCGTGGTACCATCTAGCAGTTTCATTTCTAAGTAATCCTCTTGTAAATCTTAATGGTACATTTTCAAATGGTACATCCCATCTATGAGTTAAGGATCTTAAGAAACCAATTTGATGTGGACTGTGTGGATCTCTTTCCTCGTCTAGATATACATGATGCATTCGATGTATTATTGCCCATGCTAATGGACTTCCGATGTTGCTTACTATACAAAGAGAGCAGAAGAAGTGTTCTAGCCATTTCCATTTTACAGTAATACTGTTGTGAGATAAACTACGATGTGCATATATTGTTATCGCCATTGCTCCAAAGAACCACCATGCAAGAACATAAGGTACTAAGTCCCAACGACCAAATACTATTATCCCTATTAGGCACAGCTGTGTCCACCACCAGTACCTGATACGAAAATTTATTTTATAGGTTGTTAAGTGTTCGTCTCTAAAATTACTGAACCAATTACGCAACCTTTGAAATCCGATATTGAACAATGTATGTTTACTCCTATTAATTTTTCAGCCATCTCTTCACTTGGAACCAAGTTAGGAGAAATGTATGAGAACATTCTGGCTTCTTTCATACCAACGATAGGATGTTGTCTAGCTTTTACAAATGCTTCCTTTAACACCCACACCTTTGCTAGATAATTACATTTCTGTCTATCTAACAGTCCATTATATATTTCCAATTCTTTTTCAGATAAAATAGTTGTTGACCATTTATCTCTGCGTCTCTCAAATCTAGATTCGAGAACCATGTCTATTCCATGCCCGATAATCATACACTATTCTCATAATGTTTTATCAGCATTTCTTTTTTCTCTTCAGCAGCAGCAATCTTTTCTAATTGCTTATCAACTTCAACCATAATTTCGGAGTGCTCTCCGATACCTACAGGATTCGCTAAGTACACTTGCATATTTGCATTTGCTGTAGCGATGTCTCCATCATACTTCTTAATTAATGCTTCCTTAATTAGATTTCTCATCTCTTTCCTCCAGTATTGACAGCTCTCCTTTTTCAGGATCTACTGCGTATTTTATATTGTTAATCGTTTCAGTATCCATTTTTTGAGTTTCATGAATATCCCAAGCGACTCCCCTTACACCTTTTTGAAAAAATCCAGGTTTGCCTTTATGGTCTTCAAGTACAACTTGGCAATATATTTTATGCTCTTCTATACTTGCCTGATTTGCATGAGCATCAGGTGCTGGTCTTTTTTCTTCTTTATCTTCCTCGAAGTGTATTTGTCTCTGTACATCAAGTTGATATAAAACATGATTAACAAAGTATCTAATAATTCCTTCGTCAAATAATTCATCTACTTTGTCAACTGAAGTATTCATAACAAAACCATTCAGTTGCATTTTAATCTTATTGTCTTTAAGTGTTGCCCACTTTCTATTTACTACATTACAAGTCATCTAAACTCGGTGCTCCAATAATATTATAACCACAATCTACATAATGTGTTTCACCTGTCACACCAGAAGATAGGTCACTTAAAAAATAATATGCACTTCCTGCTAAATCATCGAGAGTTATATTTCGCTTCATAGCATTTACACCCTCAGCATACTTTAGCATATCCTTGCTACCTTTTACAGCCATAGCACTTGCTGTTTTAATTACACCAGCAGATATACAATTTACTCTTACACCATTACTGGCTACATCTTTTGCTAAGTATCTAACTGTAGATTCTAGTGCTGCTTTTACTACACCCATTACATTATAATTATCATAAACCCTACGAGCTCCATCATAACTGAGTGTCAAATAAGCACCACCCTCATTCATATATAGTAAACTATGCTTCACGATTTGTATTAGAGAATAACATCCTACTGTCAAAGACTCTGAAAAGTTTTCTTGACTAATATCATAAAACTTTCCATCTAGTTCAGTAAAGTCAGTCATACTCATTGCATGTACTACATAATCAATACTTTTAAAATGTTGCTTTATTTCCATAAAACAATTTCTTACATCCATAGCATTAGTGACATCGCACTTAACTGTATGAGCCATAGGTGAAAGTCTAGTTATCTTTTTCTGTACTGAATTGTTTGGATAGGTAAAGATACATGTATATCCTTCGTCAATAAGTTTATTGGCGATACCCCAAGCGATCGAGCGACTGTTCGCCACTCCCATAACAACAGCTATTTTCATCTATGATTATTAATTCTAACAGTTTTATCAGTTGCGTTTAATGCATCAATGTTAGGAAAGACGCATGACCAAAATTCATTAGTCCATGTTTGTGTAGTTTCATCATAAACATCAAATTGGACTTCTGCTATTTCTGCAGTTAAATCTTTTCTATAAGAAACTATCAGCTGAGATTCTTTACAGACTCTCACTTCAGCATGATAATCCTTAGCATTATCAATATCATGTAGAGTAGTGACTCTTTCTGATAATGGTAGTGTCATTTATTTGCCTTCTTTAAAAATTTACCATCAGGTCCTCGCTTTTGACTAGCACTCTGATGTGGTTGTTTTGCTTTATCTTCTGCAACTTGAGCATCCGCAATCATCTTATCAGCTTCTTCAGTATTAATCTGAGCAACTTTACTTGCTACAGCTGGAGTAATTTTAGGAAATAATTTATCCAACCTCTGTTCTTTAATCGCTAATAAAATTTTTGCTTCATCAGGATCTACACTTTCAAGCATTTCAATAAACAATCCTTCCCTCTTAATAGGTTTAAGATCGTCTCGCTTAAAGATATATCCTATGCGTCTAGCTTCTAGATATAAATTTGTAGGAAACATTCCATCAGGTTCATCAGCCTTTTTAAAAGGTGGTGTTCCCTCTGGTAGGATCCACTTGTTAGCAGGATTAAATGCATTTTCAAATATAATTCTTACTAATGCATCAGTGCCAGCTATTTCTTCAATCTTATCAGGATTATCATTTATATCCTGTAATATTTTATATATAAACTTCTGTGCCATAATTAAAACTCCTCAATTTCCTCTAATAATAAACTGCAACGATTTGACATCAAGTAATTATATAGTGACATCTTATCGCCTTTTGCCTTATTATTTAGGTATTCATTTAAGATAGCATTTTCATATTCCTCTGGGATTTTATCTAGAGAAATACACCTTTCATTCCTATCCCACCTTGCTCTTTCTTCATCAGTAGTACATGCTTCTCTACCATTTGCATAGAAATCCTCAAGTATTTTCTTAGTGACAGGTTTCTGCCTGACACCCTCTTGATGAAATATATCATCAGGAGAAAATATATTTGGTACACCATCACCAGTATCTCCTTTGACAATATGTGTAATGGTAAATTCTTTTACAGTTTCACCTTTATCTAAAACTACAAACTTCTTTTGCATAGGTGAGAACTGTTTTACATGTTCATATTTTTGTAGTTGCTTGAAGTCTTTATCACTTGAGATAATCATTACTGGTTCATTATTACCAAATGTATCTGTATGATTTGCGAGTGCACCTATAACATCATCGGCTTCACATCGGTCAATCCTCATAACTTTATAAGGAGAGTGTTCATCTATCTCTTCTCTTACTTTATTCATTATTGTAAATAAAACATCCCAAGGCATATCATCAGTCTCACGACTCCCTGCCCTTTTAGATTTATAAAATGAATGATAATCTTTTCTCCAATAATTATAGCTGTCGCAACAAACAACCATGTCACCATATTCTTTACCGAATCTTTTTTTGTAAAGTTTAATGCTTGATAAAATACAGTGTCGAATAATATCTTCAGCACCTCTTAGGTCGCCAGACTCTGCTGACTGAATAATATCTTTACGAAAAGACATTATATTGCTTATTGCAACTTGACTATAATCTAATAAAATCATTAAGGGAACACTCTATTAGTTTTCATACTTCCAGGATAGGAAAATGATTTTATAGTTGGATAATTAAAAGATCTCCAACCATCTGCTTCTGTATCAAAGACGACAAATAAATCAGACATACTGTCTTGACCTTTATCACTCTTTGGTAATTTGTCTTCAGGAACCCATCTAGTGTTAGTAGTACACTTCATAGTCCTAATATCTCCATCTGCTTTAGTAAAGACAACAGTGCATATTGCATCTGCTAGTTGTTGTCTCATTCTCATTTTATCTGCTTCCATAAATTTTCTATCATCATACTCATTATTATCAAAGTTTGACATCTATCCTCCCTAGTTATCCAATTATTCTCCATGGCATAACATCTTCAATCAATTCACCTGCAACATAAAGAGTAGGACTCATCTCCTTAGCGATTTCTTCAGCTTCTTCAAGAGTCTCTGCTTCAATATCTTCCGAAGCAAAGATTTTTTTCGTACCATCATTTAGAGTCACATTAAATTGAGTTAAAAATATTGCCATAGTTATTATTCTATATCTAAAAAACTTAAAAGTAAAGGGGAGTGATGCTGATGACCGACTCCCCTTTAAAATCATTTCAGGACGAAATAATTATGCACTCATTAGTGCTCTGTATCCAGCAGCAACAACTGCCCTTGTAGGTGTACCAATACGATACTTCTTAAAGGTTTGACCAACAGAATTAGTTCTGTTATTCAAATAGATTGCATAACCTTTTAATTTAAGGTTTTGAATTACCGCATAAGGATTCGCTACATTGAATCTTTGTGCGATTTGATTTGCAGTAAACTCACTGCCATTTTGTAATGCACGAAGCACTTTAGCTTCTTGCGTTAGTGTTGCTCTAGCCATGTTTCCTCCTTTGGAAAATTTAAAAGCCTGTCTTTATTGACAGTATTATCATTCTACTCTAAAAAAACTTAAAAGTAAAGAATTATCTCAAAAAACTCTAATATGGCTAAAAACTGGGATTGATGGCAGAAAACGGACTCCATATAAGGACACAGGGACGCAAACAGACATGGGTTGGGGTATTTGTACCCTGTGAAATACGCATGCTTCCAGTGGGTCTTAAAATAAGTGTATATATGAAATGGGGGGATTTTACCCTGTTTTTAAGGGTTTTAGATCTCGTTATTGATAATTTCGAACCATTGGTCTTTATCTACATCAAAATAGAACTCTTTACATGAATGTGCCCAGAAATCCACTATATGAGTTTGCTCATTATAGCTGATTGTGTAGTTTCCCATCTCATCTTTCCAGAATGGTAATGGTTCATCGGGAACAACATGCTGTACATAGTAAGCACACTCTTCAGCATTTTGCATAGGCATATCCCATTTAGAATGGAATACATCTCCAGCAGCAGTATAAGCAGTAAGGATTACAAAGAATATGGTTTCTATTTTTTCTACTAACATGGTTCGTATATGGTTATGAGTTCCTCTTTGCCCTTGACTTTAATTTTGTCAAGTTCTTTGGACTCAATAGTATTTAGGGCATCTTTGGTGTACTGTGAATATAGAGTCGTACAATTTTTATAGTTTCTTGTTTGTGCTTCTAATCTAGCAGCAAGGTTTACAGCATCTCCGATAACTGAATAATCAAATCTCATCTCACTACCCATGTTTCCTACAATACATGTTCCTGTATTTACACCAGACCCAATATTAATTTCAGGCAATCCTTTTTCTTTATACATCTTTTTCAGTTCTTCAGTTTCTATTGCACATTCCATACTAGTCTTTACTGCCATCTCCGCATGGTTCTCACAATCTAATGGAGCATTCCAGAAAGCCATAATACAATCGCCCATGTATTTATCTATGGTGCCACCATTCTTCATAACGATCTTACTCATACGATCTAAGTAATCATTAATCAATAATACTAATCCTTCAGGATCGTCATTGTTTTTAAAATATTCAGAGATAGGTGTGAAGCCAACTATATCCATAAACAAGAATGACATCTCTCTTTTCTCACCACCTAGTTTTAATTTGGTAGGATCTTTTTGTAATATAGCAACCTGTCTAGGATCTAAGTATCTTTCAAACTGTTTTCTTATTTGTTGTTTTAAATTAAACTCTAATATAAATCTTGTAAAGGTAGAATGAAATCCTACGATGGTAAGAGTTATGATTGCCCAACTTACATCTACGAGCATACTATATTTACCGAAGAAGAAATATGATGCAGCATGCCATAAACTTATATACATTACTATTAGTCCTACACCTATAACCCAGTATGGTGTAAATCTAGCAAGCAATATAATTATGATACCTACTAAAATAGAAGCGATTAATTCTAATAGTGGTAAATAATCTACTCTAGTTATTTGTTCTCCTGATAAAACAGTTTGTAATGTTGAAGCAGTTATATAATGTGAATACTGTTCTCCTCTAGGAGTTGCTATAATATTTGATATACCAGCAGCAGTTGGCGATACGATAACAGTCTTACCAAATAATAATAAATCATTTAAATTGTTTTCTACATCCATCATTGACATAGTGTGGTAAACCTTATCGTGTCTTAACCATATTCTAGCATTCGCATCAGTTTCAATAGTAGCGAATCCTGGAACTCTCATAGCTTGAATACCAGCATCACCTGCTTTTACTTGATACGATGGGTCACCTACTGCAACTCTAATAACTTCTATGGCTATACTAGGATATACATCTTCACCTATTCTCATTAATAGTGGTACTCTACGAACAACACCATCTATCTCTGGTGCAGTATTTACAACACCTACACCATTTGCTGATTGTCCAAGTTCAGGTATTGGTCCAAGCATACCACCCCATTCAAATAGATAAGGTAAGGGATCGCCAATCTTAGCAACACCTCTTGGTACACCATTCTTATTAATATCATTAGTTCCTAGCTGAGCAATAACAGTTCCTGCTGTTAGATAATCTTTAAATACCCAGTCGCCATCTTCTCTATCTTTTTCTGAAAATAATATTGGGAATACTATTACACCTGCTCCAGCTTCTCTTAATTTTTCTATTAGAAAAGCATAGTGAGATCTACTGAAAGGATATTGACCTTTGGCATCTAAGGTTGCTTCATCTATTTCAACTATTACTATATCCTCTGAAAATGTTTGTTCTTCAGATGCAAGTAAAAAGTCGAAAGACTTTAGTTTAATTATTTCTTTGAAGTTAGGATTTGAGAATCCTATGAGTGCCAGAATGGCAACAGTTATAAATGCACTAGTCCAGTGTGTTAGAATCTTTTTTATCATACCAATCTTCTATCGCTTTTTTTATTCCTTCTTCTGCTAATACTGAACAGTGTATTTTTATTGGTGGTAAATCTAATGCTTCAGATATTTCTTTATTTGTAATATTTTTGGCTTCTTCAATAGTCTTACCAGTTAGCATCTCAACAAACATAGTAGAAGATGCGATAGCAGAACCACAACCATATGTTTTAAACTTGACATCAGTAATCCTAGCTTTATCTGGATCGTTTGCTCTATCAAGTTTTAATTGGAGTTTCATTACATCTCCACAAGCTGGAGCTCCTACCATTCCAGTAGCCACATCGTGGTCTTTCGGATTGAATCTACCAACCGAATGTTTTTCTGGATTGCGTAGAACAGACTCGAATCTTTCTACGACTTTTTTACTATATGCCAATATTATATTTAGTTCTGTGTTGTGGATAAAGTACAGCCACCAGACTGTCCACATATTCCATCTACTGTATAATTTTGACTTGTACCACTATTTTGTGTCAAATCAAAATCATATGAGTATCCCGATAAATCTACTTTTGCCCCATGGCTTCCTGCTCCATCTTGTGTGATGTCTACATCATGAGCACTATTTCCTGTATCCAATAGTACATCAAGAAAATGTGAGCCAGTACCATACTGGAATATATCCACATCATTGCTATTATTATTTATATCAACAAATAAAGTCTTTGCTCCATTGTTATGTTGATATGCTAATACATTGTTGCTACTAGCATCTATATCGATACTCATGAAATGTTTAGCATTAGAATCCCCACTGTTTTTTTGTACTAAGTTTAGAGTATTACTATCACCATCTATATCAAACCACATTCTATGACCACCAGTATCATTAGCATCATCCCCTTGTGATGTATTTACTGTATTAGAGTTTCCAGTAATATCAAAAGCCAAACCATTATCACCACTACTTCCTGATGTTAAAATATTTCCTTGATTAAATGATAGAGTATTGTTGTCGCCTGAAACTTGAGCATCACTTGACCAGTTAGTTCCTATGATAAAATTGTTATTACCAGCTTGTCTAACTGTTAAATCATTATTATCTCCTGAGATGTTTACTTTAACACCTTCGCCAGTTGCTGATTGAGCAGTTGATTTTATAGTTGATTGACCAGAGCTGGGTGCTACAAGTACCTGTGGTTGAGCTGAAGAAAAATGTGCGTTGTTCATATCTAACCAACCAGATGTTGTATTAGTAGCATTATTGCCATCAATTCTATAATGAATATCCATATTGGCAGAACCAGTCCATTCATACCAGTTAATTTGTATTGGATACCATTGACCACCCACACCAGAAAATGAACCATTAGAGTTCCAATATCTTGGACCTTGTTGAGCCCAGTCAGATATGACTGCTGTATCATTAATATTTACTATAAGACCATCATCATTACGACCAGCAAAATATACTGTTGATGTTTGACCAGCTGTTCCTGGATGTTGCCAGTATCCTGTGATGACTACCATTCTCTGACTAGCACCATAATTATTATTATTAATAACTATGTTTCCACTGTCCCAGTTATAATTTAAACTGTCAAGAGTACCAGTTCCTTGTGATGTACCTACATAAGCTGGATTAGTATTATTACAGGTAGAGAGATATGAATTGTTATTAAAACAAGGTGCTTCTACATAAGGTGCATAATGACTAATAGCAAACACCTCATAATTAAGAGTACCACCCCATGCTTTTTCACAGCCAAATATACTTAGAGCAAATAATACCCAAGCTGTTAGAATAACTTTAATTCCTTGTTTTGAAAAATCTTTAAAATCAATCATTGGTTTTGTAAGATATTAATGACATTATCTTGTCCCCCTAATTCATAATCGTAAATTGTAAAATCGTTTTGTGTAAATGAAATAACATAGCCATATTCTTTATCTAATCTTAATTCAAAAAAGTTTCCTGCACCCTCTCTAGAGTAAACCCATTCAGGATCTTCATCTAAAATTATAATGCCAGTGACAGGATCTTTTCCTAGTTGTATATCACCAGTTCCTTTTTTCTTATCAAACTCGCTTCTCATAGCTTTGGCAAGTTCTTTATTTATCTGAGCCAAAATATCTACTAGAAAGTTTTGTTCTAAAAAATCTATATCTAAACCAGTAGTCCAAGTATCTTCTTCTTCCTCTAAGTAATCTATTTCTAAATCATCAAACTGTAGGAAGTCAATATCTAGTGCACTTGCTACTTGGTTATATGCTTTTTCTCTTTCTTGTCCTTCAGCTATCTCTCTTGGTTTGGCAACTATTAATAAGTTTCCAATCATCTCCTCATCTAAATTTAGTATGACTGGCTTCATAGGTTGACTTGCTATTGTATCAACTACTGTTGCCTGGAATGCTTGATTTAAAATTACGAATCCAGCATCAGATTCTACAGCTATCTCACCAACATAACAAGCACCTGTTGTATCACAACTAGGCAATAATATAATAGTAGAAGATCCAACCTCATCTACAGTCATAGTAAAGTCTGTTCCCCTTACAGCAATGGTTGCTGTTGGGGTGGTAATATTTACATTTGTTGCTGAGTTTTTTGCTATCTGACCAGAAGCATATCTTATTGTTCCGAGACTAGCTTTTAATGATAACTTCCCTGTCTTAGTATTAGGATCGTAAACAAATTCATCAATTACTAATTTACTATGACTTGTGACATCAACTCTGGTATCGTCAATAAACTCAATAGCAGTTTTACCATTACCAGTTTTAACTGTATCATAACTGAATACATCTACTTCTTTTTCAGTGGTGACAGATTCGCCATCACTTTTTCTTTCTATACTACCATTTCCTTCATGAAGTGTCACCTCACCAATACTTGCCTTTGCTTCTTGAGAGCATAGTATAAGCATGAACAAGATAGTTAATGGTAAGGCAAACTTCATTTTAAAATGACCATGACAATAACAACATAATCGATGGTTGATGTAATATATCAGTTAAATATGTTCCAACAGATTCGTCAAGTATATTAGTCAGTCTGAGAGATATCGATATCATGGTTATCTCCTGAAGTTGTCAAAGTAATCATTTGGTCATTAATACCAGATTGAACTATATCAACATCTGCGATACCACCAGTATGGGTATGTATTAATGTATGTCCATTAATATCTCCATTACCATCTATATCTATTAGCCAGTTGTTCGTATCTCCATTTACAGTAATTGTTAGGATAGCAGAGTTGCCATCTACAGTTGCTGCTACCACATTCGAGTCAGATCCTGATTGACCAACTAAATCAACATCAGCACTTGCTGCCGATGATGTTTGACCTATATCTAAATCTATATCGTTTGAACTACCAGTGAAATTAATTACAGCATTTGCACTTCCACAAGAAGAGTTTCCTCCAGTGCTATCACAGTTTAAATCTACATTGTTTGAGTTTCCTACTAAGTTAATCACACCAGTATAAGAAGCACCATCAATGTCATAAGTGATAACATTTGAGTTTCCTATTTGGTCAATGTTTAAAGTAGTGGTTGCTCCAGCTGATGATGAAGCAGTCGTGGAATTACCAACTGTGTTGTTTTGCCCATCTTGAGTAATATCTAAATCAAGTGTCGCACCAGATTGTGTGACATAGATATCATTCGCCATAGAATATGACATAAAACACATAACAAAGATAATGTTAATGTATGTCAGTATTTTTTGCATCTTGTGTCTCCTTAAATTTCCATAGAGAGTTTTCCTCTCCTTGTTTTATTATTTCTATAATACAGTGTTCTACTGCAGATCTTATGGCATAATTTACAGGTTCGTTTGAGCTAACTCCACTTTCAACTTCTACTGCTCTCGTTCCCATATCGATGAAACGAAAAGCATCTACTCCCTCTTTATGAGAAGCAATTGTTTTTGTTGCAGATACTGCCAGCATTACTTCGCCAGTTTGTACTGCTACGATTCTCATCGAAACAGTCACTTGGTCAACTCTATACTCTTCATGAGCACCGATGCCAAAGTATCTAACACCAAAACCTCCAGTGTCTATATTAGTATCATAGGCGACAATGCCACCCTCTAATATTAGACCAGCAAATAATAATGGCTTTAAACTATTTTTATTTGCGTCTTGTCCTTCATACGATTCTCTAGTAGATCGTATCAGTTGTCTTTCTTTAACAAGGTTATCTAATCCACCTCGTTCAACAACTTTAAACCAAGTACCATCTCCAGCTTCTTTTAGTGCTTGTATCACCCAAACTTCTGGACCTTGTGATACAGCTGTACTTAGTTGTGAAAACTTTGTGCTGGGTTTTCTTTGCCCAGTCTTATCAGTAAAGGAATAAACAGCAATCGTTATTACTTCCTGATCCAACTCTGGTAAATTTACCAGTATTTTATGTGTAGGAGTCTGGTGCTGAAAAGGACCAAGAGCATCATACTCTTTGACCTTATTAGGTACAGTTGCACACCCTGCTATAAGCAGAATAGACAACAAGACTAGACTCTTAAACAAAATTTGCACTGGGCAACTCCTTTAATTAAAATAGAAAATTGCCAATAGGTACTGTAAGATTTGTTAATGTTCCGTCTTCAGCTGTCACTGTTAATGTTATAGTGCCAGCAGTCTCGTCTCGGATCCATGCTATTACTGCACCAGTTCCATCTCCATCAGGATCAATCGTTGTTGTACCACTATTCTGACAACCATTTAGTGGGTCAGAGGTATCACAACCAGTACCAAACATATTATCAACTAATTGTTTAGATAAGTTGGCATATATTCTAGATTCTACATTCTTTATAAACTTAGCAATCGTTGTATTTTCTTGCTCTCTTTTTAATGCTGCTGCAGCACTTTTTTCATCTGCCTTTACATCTTGCTTCCTTGAGTATTGCAATTGCTCAACACTCAATACATGAGAGCTATAACCATTTCCTGAAAAAGCAGGATTTCCGAATTCAAATACAAGGGCATCTGCCATTGCTAATGGTGTAAACATTAAGAAGAATACTAGAATCCTCATACTCTTATTTAGTATTTTCATCTTTTTTTTCTTCCTTGTTTGCGTGTAATTCTTTCAGTTCTATTACTGTATTAATTTTAGACTTTAGTCTTATAATATCGTTATCTAACATACGAATTCTATCTATTAATGCTATTAATACTTTGTTAGCATTATCTAATTTGGCAGCAATCTTTTCAGTGATATAGCTGTATATGAACCAGATGAACCAACCCATACCAACAACAGCAACCACTGGGAAGCCATACTCATTAATAATATCAATCACGACGAGCATCTTCTTTCCCATCGGCTCTAGCGATGCGTTCCTCGTCTGGCTTTAATTCTAATGAATGAGAGATTAGTATATCAAGTTTAATCATATCATTATTCATATTTTTAATGCGATTATCGAGCATGGATATGATTCCATGCATAGTAGATACCTGCTCAGTGACATCGCTTAATATGTACTTTAAAATCACATATATGAAGCCACCAAGAAATACACAGCCTGCTATCGGCAGACCCAACTCGCCTATCAATAAAAATATATCATCCATAATTATCGTTTGTTATTTTCTACTCATGTATGCAGACATTCCCATGTATGCTCCAACTACACCAGCTTGTGCTATGTAAAATAGACCAAGTAGATCTCCGAGTGCTGACACTCGTGCGTCGGACATAAAGGGGAGGAATAAAAATCCAGTAAAGCCAAGCATAGATATCATTGCTATCCATGCCATTCGTCTCTGGGTATCAGCTTTTTCTTCTGCTGACTCTGCTTCTTTGAGTAATTTGGCTGACTCTATCTCTTCTTTGGTAGTGATTCCGTCGCCATCTAAGTCAAAATCTTTCTTTGCCATCTTTTAATCCACCTTTAATAAAGTAAAGTATTAGATGACTATTTAGGGTTTTCCGAATCTTTCTTGCGGATCATCTCCTTAATATCAGACCTTATTTCAAAGGACTCTGGATTATATGGCTGGTTGTCTGGATCAACTTCCTCAGGCTTTTCCATTGGTGCTTTAGGTGCAGATACAATGCTAGGACCTGGAGCATCTTCCCTTTTTTCAGGAAGACTGTCAATATGATTTTTTATTTTATCTTCTTTGACTTTATCAAGATCTTTTTGTATCTTTTGCCAGTACCACCGAGCATCATCGCTCGGCTTTAACTTTTTTTCAGGTAATCGTACACCTCGCTTTGGCTGTTCAATCATGCCATTCCAAGCGATTAATAGTGCTACTGCTAATGGGTCAAATACAATACATAAGATTATTATAACCCATCTTACAGCATCCTCAAGAACTGACTTATCAGCTTCACCATAAACTAATTCAGCAATGTATTTTACTGGACCAACCTCAGCTTCAAGTTTACGAAACTCTTTTTCATAAACCATTTTTTGTTCTATTAGTTCGTCAGCATTTACTTGCTCTTTTTCTATATTAGTTTCTAGAATTAGTATCTTACCATCTATATCATCTGTTTTAGATTCAGCAGTAATACGATAAGATTTAATTACTTCTTCTAATTCTTTTATTTGTTTACTATACTTTCTGTCAATAGCAGTAAGTTCTTTTTTTAGTTCAGTATTTGCTGCATCTACTTGTTCTCTTTTAGCAGCACCTGAACCAAAGCCAGTGACAGTTGCATTAATTGTTTTTAGTTTTTGATTAAATGCATCGTTTGCTGCTTTTTTTTCTTCAGCTATCCTATCGTATAAACCATTTAAAGTGTCTTGCTCATTACCTATTTGAACATCAACTCTTTCACTGTTAGGTTGTAGCAACCTATTTATCTCAGCATCCCATCTTTCAATCTTAGTTTCTGAACGAATTAATTTATCGTCAATAGTTTCAGCAAGTGCTATCTGCTCATCTGATAGAGCAGTTTGTTCAATATGTGCTTTACTTAAAAAGCCAAATATACCCATACTAGTAATAAACATTAAGAAAAACACAGCGAACATTAAATATGATTTAAGGAAGAACTGTGCTTGATTCCAGTATCTATGTAGATAGACAACTGTGACCAGCTTTCCTACTTCCATGGCAGACCCCATAATTATAACTGGTACAACTGCTGCAGCAAAAATAGTTGCTAACCCAATAATTGAGTAGTATGCAGCAATGGCAGATATAGTTAAGGCAGTCCCCAACATTAATATTTTCATGAACATAATAGTCCTCCTTTGATGGGGACCGAAGTCCCCACCAGTTTTTGATTATACAAATTTTGTAATAATCCAAATAGCAATAACTGTTAAGCCGATTGCCATTATTTTATTTGCTCTAGACATGTCGTGCCACTTCCACATAATAGTGTCTTTGGTGTCGATTATCCAGTCTTTTATATCAGTAAGATTCCACATATATTATCCTCCTATATTAGATCTTGTAAATTTCATCATAATATTTTCGTTGTAATATTTGTAGTCACCATTAGGAAGTTTAGCACTCAACACATTGTTATCAAACATTATCTTAACTTCCCAGTAATTTACTTCTCCACGAGTCTTGCAAAGACGAAGTATCTTTCTCTCGAAATTACTTTCGCCTTTTTTAATTATATCTTCGTGTAGGATTGTTGACGATCCCCAATAATTTTGCCAATCACTTTCAACTCTACTTCTTCTTTTATTTTTTCTGCCTTTCAATGGCTGTAGAGTTTTCGCTTTTGTAAAATATTTTCGACCAATGTAAGATCGACCTGTTTTTTTACAGGTGATCTCATAAATGAAACCATAATAATCTTCATAATCAGTGAAGACATTGTCTTCTAATAACCAAGTCATGTAAGTATATTTAGGTATGTTGGAGGTTGGAATTAGAGTTTAATTGATAAACTCGATTTTTCTACCAAGGATGTTCTTGGTAAATTTGGGTATGGCTTTCTTCATATAAGATTTCCATGAGTCGTCATAGCTTTCCCATATGCCAGCATTTACTGCTTCTTCCATAGTAATATCTTCTGCCCATATTGCATTAGATTTTATATATTTGACTTTTAGTTTTTCCCTTGAAGCTGTCATCAGGGCATCATGACAAGTTAATACTTCATTAGGATTAATAAATTCGTTGAATAAAAAAGCATTAGCAAACTTTTTAGAATATCCTATGATAACATTATGAGCACCTTGCTCATTAGTATAAGGAACATATTGTTTTATAAAAGGTGCACAAGATAACATAATATTTTGTATGTACTCAACTGGATATTTGTAAGCAACATTTTTACCTTGCTCACAATACTCCTCTAGAATTGCTCTTAAGAATTGGTCATTCTTTTCATATAAGGTATCGTCGATATAAAGTTCTCGTCTACCAGATTGAAATAATATATCTACTTCATTATTATTAACATAATCAATAACTGTAGAAAAGTCTCTAGATACTTTAGAAGCACCACGCATGTGAATAACAAAATCATTGTCAGTATGATTTATAATAAATCTTTCCCTATCTAAATTTTGTTGCTTTCCTTGATATGTAAGGGGAGTCCCATATGCTTTGATAGTTTCAACAACATCAACATCATACTCTTTTAAGTCTTCGAGTAAGTTTAATTTTGTATCTTTTGGAGTTCTATCATGACTAATTACATCAACCAATATCTTCATTATCTTCTTCTTCCTCAAGTCCATCCTCAGGTCTATCACAATCATCGCCACAGAATGGGCAACAGATTATGTCTTGCCCATAAATATTATCTTCTATTGGCTCAAATGAAATAGAGTATTCTGCTGAGCATGAATTACATTTAAATTTGTATTTCTTATTATTACTCATATTTAGTTATACTATCCAGTCGCACTTACTCCCCACACTTCTTGCCAGTCTCCTGCTAATGCACCTTTGGCATAGTCAGTCACTCTGTTTTCAAAGAAGTTTCCATGTGTTGGAGCATTAATCATTTCTTCAACCCATGGTAGAGGATTAGTTTTAACTTTCCAGATTCCTTTCAATCCTAGACTAATTAATCTACGATCGCAGATATATCTAATGTATTGTTTGACATCTGCTGCTGTTAAGTCAGGCATGTCACCCATAGCAAAAGATAAATCAATAAACTTGTCTTCAAGTTCAGTCATCTTGGTAGCGATAGTATATATGTCACCTTTCGTTTTATCATTCCAAATGCTTGGGTTTTCTTCAATATAAGTTCTAAACAGTTTAATCATATTTTCTGCGTGTAGAGTTTCATCGACGATTGACCAAGTCACGATTTGTCCCATGCCTTTCATTAGACCATGCCTTGGGAAATTTAAAAGCATAATGAAAGATGAGAATAATTGCATGCCCTCAGTGAAAGCTGAGAATGCAGCAATGTTAGTAGCAATAGATCTTTTATTGCCATTAGATTCTGACAGCTTGATAAAGTATTCATGCTTGTCAGACATTTCTTGATACTCAGCAAACTCTTGGTATGTATTTGTAGGCATTCCTAAAGTTTCAATCAAGTGTGAGTATGCTGCAATATGTAATGCTTCCCTTGCAGCAAACCCACTTAACATCATTCTGATTTCAGGTTGTGGAAAATATGGCAGATAGTTATTTACATAACCACCAGCAACATCAATATCTCCCTGAGTAAAGAATCTAAAAATATTGGTCAAGAAATATTTCTGCTCAGCAGTAATCTTAGTCTTCCAATCTTTAACATCTTCAATCATTGGTACTTCTGTATGCAACCAATGACTTTGCTCATGCTTTAGCCATGCATCATATGCCCAAGCATAATTAAAAGGTTTAAAATATGTTCTTTCATCAGTTAGTTTGAGTTGCTTCTTTGCCATTGCTTTTCCTATCTTGTATATTTGTTTATAATTCTGACAACGATATAAACTGCCAGTCCTAGTATAATGTATGATATGCCATCTCCCCAACTTATATCATTGAAGAGTTGTGCGTCTAAATTTATGTCCATATTAGTTTCCTCCTAGAAATAAACTTTTAAAGTTCCATTTTTATAATCAACATATACATGTCCTTGTAAAGTGATTCTATCTTCTTTGCTCGGTGGCTTTGCTCCCAATCGGTGCTTGACCATCCCATGCCATAAATGCATTTTGCCGAGTTCATAATTATGTGTAAAGTAGTCGCTAGAATCACCCAACCAATCTAAGCATGCCCCACATTCTGGCAGTGAGATTGGTATTGCAAAAGAGTATATATTCTCTCTTAGCAAATCAGGTTTGAAAAATCTTAGATTATCGTCAGTATGATAAGGTCTGTTTTCAGTCAGTCCTATATCATTGCCTAGATAAATATGAAATCCTGGCAAAGGCAAGTCTTTATAGTATGAAACTTCCTTGACACCGATGCCAAACATCTCTTCGATAATTTTAAGAACAGGAGTATATATAAGTTCTGTAAATTCAGTATCTAATATCTCCTGTACTTCCTCATCTATCTCATTATTTTCTTGTAATACATACAATCCATCACCGAATAGATACATATGTTCCATTCCAGGTTGCATGAATAAACTAGAATCGAAATATTCTGATAAGGGTTTCCAATACTTCTTATGAAAATATACTTTCTCTAGTATTCTTTCACGAGAAGCATGGTCAATTACTTCTTCCGAGTCTTTGAATTGAAACTTAAACAAATTTCAAAGCAATCGAAATAGCTTTTTCTACTGCTGCTTTCATTTTCATTGCGTTAGCTTTGTCCATGATTTCATCAGTACGAGTAAGGTCTTGCATCAAATCTTTATATTCCCACTCATTTAGTTCACCAGATTCTAACTGCTTACTAAATTTATCAGCGAGTTCTATTTTCTTTGCTGCCCATTCGTCATTACGAATTTCTTTAAATGCGTCTATCATTTATTCTCCTCCAACCATTGATTGTAAATTTTGAATAGGAGTAGATTTTAATCCATCCCATCCACCTTCGACTTTCAGCTTTAGCTTTCCGTCATCTTCTCTCATCATAATTTGTGGAACTGAGCGAAATCCAAACTCTCTAAATTCAGTATATGCATCCATGTCTTCATCTATTTTGATGTAATCATATGGAATACTATTATCGTCTAAATGTCTTTTCGCTAAGTCACAATATGGGCAATTATTTTTACCCATGATAATTAATCTTTGTGTCATCGCTTTCTCCTTGATGCTAGTGCTTCTGCTATCTCATCAACTTGTATAGTCAATATGATAACCTTGTTTACGCAGTATGGTTTTCTTAACTTATCTGCTTTAGCAGACATATATATTCCTTCCATACTTTCACTAAATGGTCGTATCAACTCAACGACATCTGCATGTCTATTGGCTTGAGCATACCACCATAAAATTTCTTTTGTTCTCCAAACTTTTTCTACTGTCGCTAGTTTGTTATCTCCTTCACATTCGATATTACGAATGTCATACTGCATCTCTGCTATCCATAACATTTCATTACTGTCCCAGCCTGAAGGAATTAATCCTTTTAAACTGGCACAACCTGATAAAGCAACTAATGCTATAAGGACATAAGCAGTATTTCGTATCCAGTTTCTCATGATGCTTTCCTTACTAGAGTGATTCCCCTTTTGGTTAATTCGTTTCTTATTTTTTGTTTTAATTTACCACTTGAAGTATTATTCAAAGTTTTAATTAATTCATCTTTGTTTATAGTGTGAATATAGTGTCTCTTTTTAGTTTTAGATTGTTTCCCATCAGGAGTTCTCTTAACTATTATTTCATCTTTCTTAAATTTTGTTGGCATTATATGTACTCCTCTGGGTCTCTAAATTTATTTGATAATGATGAAGATATCTTTGGTTGAGATCTTTCATTATCCCTAGCATATTTAAAATGGACATCACCTATTTCTTCCATGGTCATATCCTTAAAATGTTTTGCTGGTGGAATACCAACAAATGTTCTTTTCAAATCAATCAACATAATTAATCTATGTTCATCTGAATTATTATGAGCACTGTGCATATGTTGATTATTAAATCCCCATGGATGTTGCCAATCAACTTCCTCGCCAGTAGCTTCTAAATATAAATCTCCTTCAGGAATAATTAAAGGAATATGTATTCTTATATTCTCTCCCTTTTTATTTTCTATTCCTATATGTCTTTCAATAATACTTTGAGCTGGTAAAATACTATATTCTAACACAGGGCATAAATCTTTATAATGATTAGCAATCTTCATCATAGTTGGAAATGCTGATGCTCTATAACCATCTTGTGCTTGTCTTAGTCTAAGCATTCTTTCTTGAACACCTTGGTCTTGACCTTTACCAACTATATTAGGATTATGATATTTCATAACTAATACTCGCCAAGCATCAGTAGTTATTTTTCCATCTTCATCTGTTTGACCTTTTAAAAAAGAATCATCACCTATGTCAAGTTCCTTAATATCTTCGTTGCCTTGTAGGGTTGCTTTATTTCTTAATGCTTTATCAGGCGAACCCTCTTTGCTTCGTTTAAGTTGAGAATATATTGCTCCCATTGCAGAGGTAGTTCCTTTTTCTAAACATGCTTGAATATCCTCATACTCTGTAAGGAAATCTTTTACCAAGTCAGGAACGAATCCCATAAGAAAATCTAATTCATCGTCAAATCTTTTAACATCTCCATAACGAAATATTTTTTGCGTTCTTAGTTTTTCTATTTCTTCTTTGCTATAACTTAAATGTTCTGGTAGTTTTAATGCCATGTTTTATCCTTCACAAGCTAAACAAACATCTCCATCGGCAATAGCTGAGATGTCTATTTCTTTTATAATTTCTCGTTGTATTCTTTTACTTATTTTATCGGCTTTACCAATCTTTTCACTTCTACAATAATATAGAGTTTTAAGACCTGTCTTCCATGCTAAGAAGTGAGCAGCATGTAGATATTTAATATCAGCATCAGGTCTAAAGAATAAGTTTACTGATTGTGCTTGGTCAATATACTTCTGTCTTTCAGATGCGTGATTGATAATCCATTGTTGGTTCATTTCCATAGATGTTTTATATACATCCTTTTCTATGTCTGTCATCCATTTTAAATGTTGTACTGAACCATCATTCGCTATGATACTTGACCATTCTGCGTCAATATCTAAGTTGTGTTCTTTTTGTTTTTTCTCCATAAGTTTTTGAAGGAACTTATTTTTATTAGTATGTGATCCACTAAGTGTATCCTGACGATAAGCATTAGCTCGAAAAGGCTCGATGCTAGGACTAGTATTACCCATAATGATGCTACTACTAGCATTAGGAGCAATGGCAAGCATATGACTAAAACGAAAGCCAGTGCCAACAGCATCAGGTGCTTCACCTCGTTCTTCACCCAAAGCAAGATTCGCATCATCCAACTGTTTCCTAACATGTTTAAATATTTTTTCATTTCTATTACCAGCTATGGCACTTTCATAAGGTATTCCATTTTTCTGTAAGTAAGCATGGAAACCCAAAGCACCTATCCCAATCGATCTTTCTTGTTGAGCAGAAAACTTAGCACGAGATATTTCATCTCTAGCATTATCAATAAAATATTGTAATACATTATCAAGCATCTCTGCTACATCTCTTAGGAATTGTTTATCTTTTGACCACTCATCAAAGTATTCTAGATTCAATGATGATAAACAACATACAGCTGTTCGGTCTTCATTCGTTGGGAGTATAATCTCCGAACACAAATTACTCTGATGAATTTTCAATCCTTTTTCTTTTAGAAACTCTGGTAGATGATTATTGCTTGTATCAATGAAGTGTAAGTATGGCTCACCTGTCATCATACGAGTTTCTAAAATAGTTTGCCATAAATCTCTGGCTGATACATACTCTTTTACTTTACCATTATGTGGATCTTTTAATGCCCACTTATCATCACAGTCTCCATTCTTCATACAGTTTTCAATAATCTGCATAAAGTCATCTGTGATATTAATACCATGATGCATGTTTAATGCTCTCATGTTAGGATCGCCAGTTGGCTTTCTCATTTCAATAAATTCTTTTATGTCGGGATGGTTAATATCTAGATATGCTGCATAACTTCCTCGTCTTGTTCTTCCTTGACGATATGCTAATGACGATGCGTCATACATTTTTAAGTGTGGCATAACACCAGTAGATTTATCATCAGCACTACGAATACCAAATCCTATACCCACTCCACCACCTGACATTGATAGCCAGTTTGTTTCAGATAAATTTTGTACCAGTCCTTCAGAAGAATCTTCAATATAATTTAAGAAGCAACTAATTGGTAATCCTCTTTTAGATCTACCAAATGAAAGTATCGGTGTTGAATAAGATAGCCAATGCTGACTAGAATAATCATATAATCTTTGTGCGTGTTCAGGATTAGATGAAAAAGTTTTTGATACGAAAGCGAATCTTTCCTGTGGGGAAGTTTCATCATCTTTCATATAAGATTCTCTCAATCTTATTTTACCTGCGTTGTCTAATAATGTATCTCTGGTATAGTCTATCGTAATACCATGTATCTCTGCTGTTAATTTTGTATCCACTTTATTTTCCATATTGAATGACGACTGAAAATCTGTGCGTTGGGCTGTGGATTGTTGGGGGGTTGATTGAGTGGGGGAGTGTGCCATCGAATAATATTATCCTTCCAGGAATATAGAACGATACCCATTCGAGCGAATCGTTCATTAGGTTTGAAAAAAGTGTCTGTCCACCCCAAGACTTTTCCCATTCCATGTTGGGATAATATAGCATAGTTAAATTATGCTCAGCTCCAGTATCGCAATGAAAGCGATTCTTATCCTGGATTGTACTAAGATTAATCCTAGCTTGTGTTATTGTATAGTCAGTTAAGTGGTGTTTGATGTGGGAATAATTACTTAATTTCTCTATCCCCATATTGTCCACATCGGTGGGGGAGAGATTACAATATAGGTTGTAATCGCCTTTGGTCTCAAGTCTTTGTACATCTGAACCAGACAGCGAATACTTTTGATTTAAGCAATAACTATATAGTCTTTCTCGTTCTTCATAATTAAAGATATCGTCAAAAGTCCATAAACTTTTTCCGTCTATTTTTCTTAGACGCATGTCAGGTATATCCATCAATCCTCATCTTCCTCTATGTTGGGGTCTTTAGCTTCGTGATGGGGTTTAGCACAAGGAAAACCACCATTATCAAACCATCTGCCATCGGCTGTATGTGAATATTTTTGGTAATAAACATCAACAGCTTTTCCATTGTAGTCTTTTCTATATCTGCGAAACTTCTTTTGCTCTATTTTTCCTTGATACTCTTTACCAAACTCACCTTGCAATAGTCTTACTTTTAAATTATCGCCACCATAGACACGATCTATCCATTCACCTTTATAGAAGTTAGAAACAATCCTTTTAGGTTTTGCTTCGACGAACTCTTCCTGCTCGTCCCATATCTCTTCAATCAGTGCTTTCTTCTTCGCCATTATCATTATCTCCTTTTTTGAATGGAACTACCTTATCTTCCTCCAATGGGGCTTCCATGGGGTCCATATCCTCTTCTCTAAGCTGATACTCTTCAACTATCTTACCATCCTCTGGTTTTTTTACAATAGTCACTAGATCTATCTTATCATAATCCATAGTTTGGAATATAGTCTTAGCTTGTTCTTTACCAACTTCTAAAACTAATATATCTTTTGCTGTTATTAACATTCCCATTGCAGCATTAATTGCTTGCTTTGATGATTTAATACTAGTGAGTGCTTCCCATAATGGGGAGAGTATAAAGTTCTGTTCAAACTCATGCTGTTTTCTTAACTCTTCTAATTTCATCTCGTCATATTTTTTAGCAGCAAATTCATTTATGTCAGTTATATTACCAACTGTTGGTTCTGGTGCTTTATCTTTATCGTCTGTCATTTAATCTCCTTTCCTGTGGGGTTGACCCAATGCTTTCGTTTGAAGTTTGGATCGCTTGATTTAAAAAAATTTCTGTCTACTCCTGTTTCAAAAGTTTCAACTAATCTCTTGGTCGGTCTGAATACTTGACCTGCTCCCTTTGCTTTTATGATACCATCGGCATAATCTTTTATGGCGAAAATACCTTCTCCGAGTTCACCAGCTTTTCTATCTGTAGCTTTCCATACTTTACGATATATCTTAACCTTTGTAGGAAAGTGTATTGGTGCTAAGAATTTAATTTCAAAATTTCTTATAAAGAATCCTGGAACAGGATTAGAAAATAGCAAGGATATCATTAATGCTCCTGGCATTACATTACCCTCCTCGTCTCCAAAATGTAAGGGATTATCATCTTGGATAATTGTACAAAAATTTCTTACTAGTTCTTCAGTAATATCTACATCATGAACATAATCTTTTAGTAAGTCGGCTCTATCAAAAGGAACATCTACCATTAGCATTTTCTCCATAAATTAAATTTGGCTTCAGCTTCTGCACCCTGTACACTACTTCCCTCCATGAGAGCATGTATTGTTAGTGGTGTTTTGCCTGCCATAATCATATCATTAATATCTTTTTCTTTTACACTATCACTCCATAAACATACTCTATAACCTTTTTTAATTATAGATTCTATTTGTTTTACGAGTTCACGATTTCTTGGCTCGTTATCAAATACGATAGTACAATTATCTTTAAACTGTTCAACTTGTGGTACATCAAAACTTGCACCTGCAACTGCTATACCATTATCAAGAAATAAAGAATCTATTGGACCCTCAACTACATAAACATGTCTATCTCTATCTACTCGGTCAAGACCATAAACTTTATGATTCTCTTCTTTTACTTTCAGTGTATAATACTTAGGTGTTTCATTTCCGAATGCTCTACCTTGTAAAGCAATTAATTCTTTATTCTCATCATAGAAAGGTATTACTAATCGTGGTTCATCAGATACTATCTTATGAAACTTATAAACGATATTATCATTGACCCATTGTTTAAAGTGTGGCACCCAATAAAAGTGCTTGTGTAGATCTTGATTTATGTGTCGTCTTAACAAGAACTTTTTTATTGGGTGCGATGGATCAAGTGAAGCTACAAAGTTGGCATGTTTTAAAGATGCTTTCTCAATAGTAGCTGTCTTGAATATTTCTAAATCTGGTTTATCATTTACATGTTTATTATTAGTGGCACCAAATTTTTCTAATTGGTACTCACTATACATGCGAGGATCGACTTCTTTAATTAGATTGCCAAGACTTCTACCATCTTGACAGTTATGACATTTATAGAATAGGGATGACTCTTTACGATAGATATATCCTCGAGCCTTTGATTTGTCTTTTTTGGAATCGCCACAGAGAGGACAGGAAAAGTTCCATAGATAATCCTTCTGTTGTTTGAAGTTTCTCACACGAGGTGATAGCATAGCTGTAAATTTAGCGTCCACATAAATCATAAATATAATATTATATAAAAAAAACTTAAAAGTAAAGTCTTACATCAAATAGCCGAAGACTCCTGCAACACCTGCAATTGTAGCAATAATGCCCATTACATACCATTTATATTGCTCTAAATTGTTTACTCTAAGACCTACCTCAGCAATCGTATCATTCATCAGATTATGCTGTTTTGTAGCACTCTCGTTGATTCTAATTTCACTTTCGTGGATTGCTTTAATAACCTCTTGACCACCCTCTGTAATTCTTTGGTGAAGGACTTTTACTTCCTTCTTAATCTCGGCATCAGTTTGTTCTGAATCGTCCAATCTATTATCGTGTACAGCCAGAAGTTTAGAGATCTGAGAAGTTGCTTCCCCTATCTTTTCTATACTCTGGTCAATCTTTTGAATGTCAGTTTTTAGATTTGTAATCTCAACTTGATTCTTTGCTATTTCGACTTCACTCGCCATAGTTGTGTACCCTTTGCATCTCATCTACCCATCGTTGTAAATTCTTGAGTTGTATTCTCACTTCATTACAGGTCGTGTAGTTTTCGACTGTTATAGTTGTTAATTCTGAGAGTCGGAGTTTTTCCTCTCCTCGATCGTCTCCATTTTCTTCCCCTCCTCCATCAACACTTCTGGTGGTGTCGGGAACTTCATTTTTAATGGCACTGTCGTGGAGCAGGCTAACATTGTCAGGCAGGCTACACTGAGCATCATCAGTTTCACTAAGTAGTTCATTGACTTTCTCACTTATTTTATTTCCATTAGATTTAATTTTGTTTGTTTCATCTACAAACTTTTCAGCCACTTCACTAGAAACTTTTTCAGCTTCAGCTTCTATTTGTTGTATTTCGTCTTTCAACTTATTTAGTTCATCGACGATGTGACTGTTAGTCCAAACTGCACCTAATAAGAAAGATCCTATACCAAATACCAATCCGAATATTAATCCCCAGCTTTTTGGAACGAGTGGTAAAATACCAACTACTATCATTCCTATCAAGCCAACAGCTGTAATACCAAAATAAACTGAAGTGGGTATCCACCCTAGGATGCTAATCAAACTAAACATTATAATGCAGTCGTTGAAACAATAATGTCGGATGGCTGGTTCATCATAGTTTGTTTACCAACTGACCTTGCTACAGGTCTTTTGATATGTCTCCAGCTTCCGCCACCATTTCTATTAAATCTTATTGCTTTTGTATCACCAGCTTTATTTTGTAAGATGATGACTCCTTTTGGATTTTTACGAGCATAGGAATATATTGCTGATTGAGCATCATCTTCCATATTCAAGTATTCTTTCCATTTAGAATATTTCTTTTTTCCTGTTCTAAACTTTTTAAGAACATCATCGCTAACATTAAATGTAGCGAACTTTCTTCCTTTTTTCATTCTAACTGTTGGGGATAAATCCACTCCCCCACCTGAGACTGAGTTTGCAGCTACATCCTCAGGCAACTTTGCTTCTTGTTGGAACATATTCCAATATAAATGTTCTATAACTTCCTCTACTAATAATTCTTCTTCTAGTAAAGAAAGATTCTTTCCAATTAAATCAGTATATTTATCTTCCAGTATATGAACAGACTCTTGTCCTTCATATGCTTCCCTAATTAAATAATATGCTGCAGCAAGGGATCCTAATCTAGTTTTCCCTCCTGGAGCTTTCTCTACAAATTGTTTAAGTTTAAAGACAAGACGATGTAAAAATGTATATGCGTTCTTCTCTTTAGTAGTAGTCAACTTGTTTGCTTTCTTAATAACTTTTCCCTTCTCATCAATGATTCCCTCTTTAAAGGCATCTGTATCCTTAAAAGGTTTGACGAGCATAGAAATAATTCTATATGCAATTATGTTATCTACTGTCTTACTCATTTATATTTCTCTTAAAATTTCCACAATTTTATTATCGTGTTCTAAACTTGTAGCACGAGTATGCGTGCCTGGAATATATTCAGGGAGTCTGCCTAGATAAGTTAAGAAAACTATCAAGGCACTCCAATGTTCTTCATCCACTTTATGAAAGAGCATATCTGTTGCTTCGTCACCCCATAAATTAAATATTACGATAACATGATTTAAAATTAGTCGTTCTCTTAACTCTCCGTGCTTTTGATATCTTTGTAGTAATTTATTAAGATATAAAAACTTTTTTAAATCGTCTTCAAATTCTTCTAGTGTAGCACAAGAAGGATTATCGTAATTATTTAGAGCGAACTGAAGAAAGTTATTTTCTGTCAGCTTTTTTGTCATTGCTCTTCTTAGTTTCAACTTCAGCTTCAACTTTTACTATGTCTTCTAGTGCTTGTATTGCTCCAGTCAACATATGAATTTCAGCTTGTGTATTTACTACACCTTGATTTAATTGTACGAGAACTTCCTCTTTCTTTTTGATTGCTTCTCTATAACCATCAAGTTTCGCATTTACATCATAGTCTGCCATAATTATCTCCTAGTAATAATATATATTTGTTAATTTAAGCTACTACAACAGAATGGTTGCCAATAACTGACCAACCAACTGTAGCAACATACATAAGAGTCAGTGTGTCACCAACTGCGTTAAATGTTGCTGTAGTAAAGCCATTAGCAGTTGTAGGAGTTAATACACAACTCCCTGAACCACTTACGACTGTGAAAATCTTTACTTGTCCGACTGTACCATTAGCCAAAGAAGATGCATCTGATCCAGAGGATAAAGCATATTCAGTAGTTTGTTTGGTAAGGTCAGCTGTAGAAGTACCAGTAGCAGATTGAGCAGTTTGACTTAAATAAAGTGCACCACCAGATATAGCAAGATTTCCAGCTACATCTAATTTTTGTGATGGAGTTGCTACTCCTACACCTACTCTATCTGTAGAAGCATCTACATATAATAGATTGTTGTCGTTTAATCCTTCGATACGAGTATCTTGGTCACCACCACTCTCATTAATGATTAATGGTGTGTCAAGATTAGCGAATAAATTTGCGACTGTTAGTTTTTTGTTGGAACCACCTTGTACGATATTTAAAAGGTCGGCACCTGCAGCAGAGGTTGCTGCGACTAGTTCTGATATTTTTTGGTCTGCCATAATTTTACTCCTATTTTATATTGCAGAAATGGGTGGGTTTTTTACAACCCACCCACAGTTCTAGGTTTATGTTAATTTGGTATTAAGTTCCAAATGTTAGTGTTGCTACACCATTAGAGACTTGCTCTGGTGCACCATTCGCACTGTTTACTTTTACTCTGTACTTCTTACCATTGTGAGTAGTATCAGTCACACCAGATACTGCTAATGTAGCAGTAGCGAAGTC